TACTTCAAAAGGGTGTTTGTTGACGGGGAGGTAGGCAAGCTGGAGGGTGTGGTATTTGATAACTGGGACATCGGAGAATTTGACAGCAGCTTAGATGTTATTTTCGGGCAAGACTTCGGATTTGCCAGCGACCCATCAACCTTGATAAAGATAGCGGTTGACGAGGGTAAAAAAACAATTTACTTAGACGAATGCTTTTACAAGAATGGGCTTACAACTAACAATCTATTTGAGTTAAACCGTCAGTATGCCGGAAATAGGTTAATAGTGGCAGATAGAAGCAATCCAAGGCTTATCGACGAATTAAAAGCACTGGGTAATAATATCGTGCCGGCTGTATCCGCAGATGGTTCTGGCGTTATAAGCACTGGGCTGCTTACGATGCAGGACTACATGATTATCGTTACCGAAAATTCCACGAATTTAATGAATGAGTTAAAGACCTACGTATGGCTTGACGAGCGGGGCAAGTTGGCTATTGACAAGTTCAACCATGCCATAGATGCCGCCCGCTATGGCTTCATGTATGTAAAGCACCAATCACGTCATAAATTTTATGCTGTATGAAAATTTTTGGATTGAATATAGAAAAGACTAAAGCTGCCAGACCCGCAACAAATGTAAACGTAGAAGAGGCAAACCAAATGTTCCGCACGCTGCTGAGCATGGTGGCTAGCGGAATGCCGCTGCAAAAGATTGCCAGCCTTAGCGACACAATAGACAAAGGCTATCTTTATAACCATATAGTTTACTCGATTGTCAACAGAATAGCAGCCTCGTGCTCCGGTGTGCCCTGGACTTACTACGTTGAAAAAAGAACAGGCTCGAAAGCCCGATATAACAGGGCTATCGTAAACAAGGCTATTGACGACGCTATTTATATTAAGCAAACGCAGTTTGAACCTGACTACACCAGCGACATTAACATGCTGATTGACAAGCCAAACAAAAATGAGACGTTCGACGACATCATTCAGCAGCTGATTATGTATTACGAGATTACTGGAAACGCCTACCTGTATGGCATACGTCGCAACGGCACACAGGGGGCTTTGATTTCCCTGCATACAGCCCCGGCGAACTTGGTAACAATTAAATTCAATAACTACCTGAACCCTGTTGGCGGCTACATATTTGACGGCTTCGACCCGTCCGGCGTCATCCCTCCGGAGAACATGATGCACGTTAAGACCTTTAACCCGAACTTTAACTATCAGGGTAGTTGGCTATATGGGCTAAGCCCTATCATGGCGGCTGCTGATTTAATTAACCTGTCAAATTCGGCTATTTCGGCCCAAATAAATAGCTACCGAAATTCTGGAGCGAAAGGGTTGCTAACACCGGAAGGCAACGAGGCGATGACTGAAGAACAAGCTCAAAAGGTGGTGGATAAATGGAGGGAAAAACAAGCCCCCGAGAATTTTGGCGATGCAATGGTTGTTGGCAAGGCGTTGAAATGGATACCCATCGGGCTTTCTCCTGTTGACATGCAGATAATCGAGGGTCAAAAAATGAATTTGCGAGACCTTTGTCGTATATATCAAGTTCCCTCTATGCTTATGGGAGACACGGAAGCAACTACGTACAACAACATGAAGGAGGCTAGGAAAGCCCTTGTAACAGATGCCTCGCTGCCGATGATGGAGAAGCTGAAGAGCGGGTTTAACAGGTTCTTTTTGCCGGAAGGTGATAGGGGCTTCATTGACTACGATTTGCAGGCGTTTATAGAGCTGCAGGACGACCTTGATAAGCTGGCAACAACGCTAAACACAATGGGCTGGTTGACAATAAACGAAAAGCGCACGAAATCATTCCTGAATGAAATAGACCTACCTATCCTTAACGAGGTGCTAATCCCAATGGGCGTAATGCCCGCCAGCCAGTTTAGTTCAGAGCCTTTAAATCCGGATATGAACGATAATGTAGATGAAATGTAATGAGCGACAGCCGTTATAACTACTATATAAATTCCTTTATCCCTGTATTTAGAAGGGCGTTAAAGGTACAACTATCTCCTTTAGTCGCCGAAGTTAAAAGGGCTGGCAGCACCAATGAACTGCTTAGCATTAATGTTCATCTTGACGACAAGCCTGTTGAAGATGCCATCATGCTTGCCTACACCAAGATAGGCTCATACTACATGAACAACACCATAAAGGCTATAAGGGGAAGCAAAAAGTCGCTAAGCGATGAGGATAAGCTTTATATGGCACGAATGCGGGACTATGTAGTGCAGAATTGCGGCAAAAAAATTAAATGGATAACCGGAACGACGGATAAACGGTTTCGGGAAATAGTAAGGCGGGAAGTAGCGCTAGGGCTTGAGGATGGTAAGTCTATCGATAAGATAGCGGCTAGTATCAGCAGCAGCCTCAACTTTGAAAATGGTTACCGCTCAATCCGTATCGCAAGAACAGAAACGCTCGGGGCCAGCAACGCCGGCTCGTTAAACGGAGCGATGCAAACCGGTTTAAGCCTCGAAAAAGGCTGGTTAACGGCCAGAAGGGAAAATGTTAGGAATAGCCACAAAAAAATGAACGACGTATTTGTTGATTTAAACGCCATGTTCCAAGTGCCCATCTTTGACGGGGATACATTTACAGGGAATTATGAGAGCCTATCGCACCCTGGCGACACCAACGGTAGTGGGGGCAACATCATAAACTGCCGATGCACGCTGGTTTACAGGAGGAAGCAGAATAGTTATCAACAGGGATTGAATTTGTAGTATTTACACGCTAAATTTGTCATTATGGAAAGCGTAAGGTTTAAAAGCTGCAATTTAAGCTTAAAAGAGCTGGACGTTAAAAAAAGGCTAGTAGAGGGCTATTTTAGCGCATTCAACGTTGTGGATTCCGACGGTGAAATGGTCGTTCCTGGGGCTTTTACAAAGTCCATAATCGAGAACGGGATTAATGGGACTAACCGAATTAAGCACCTTTTCAACCACCAAAGCACTACCGGCGTGTTGCAGCTACTCGAAGAGGATTCATACGGCCTGCATTTTATCAGCAAGGTAGGCTCGCACACGCTGGGTAATGACGTGCTGGCCATGTATGCCGACGGTATAATAACCGAACACTCTGTAGGCTATAACGAAATAGCCGACAAGGTGGAAATTCAAAGGATTGATGGAAAGGACATAAGGGTTCTAAAGGAGGTGCGGCTCTGGGAGGGTTCGTCGTTGGATAAGTGGGGGGCTAACATGTATGCGAGGACTATAAAGTCCATCGAGCAGGCCGAAATGATAAAGAAGGACATAGAGGATAGAATCGGGCTAATGCTAAAGGCCTTAACGGGCAGGACCAGCTACTCCGACGAAACCTACGAAAATTTGAACTACCAGCTTCTCATTCTTAAAGAGCAGCTGAAATGGATACTTGAGGGGTTAAAGCCGTCGGCATTTGCCGGCACTAAACCAATCGAGCCACCCATTACGCCAAAAGAGGAAAAGAGGAGCGGGGTTAACTTTGTTGAACTAACAAAACTTTTTAAAGCATGAACATTGACAAGATAAAAGAGCTTAAGCTCGACGAAGCCACCGAGAAATTCGCCACTACGCTGATGGGCGAAATTGACGTGATGGTTAAAAGTGCAAAGGAGGGCATGGCTTCAGCTGCCGACGTTGAGGCTAAGATAACCGAAAAGATGGCAACACTTACCGAAAAGGTTGGAAGCGTTAACGTTGTTGACCTGCAAAAGCAAGTTGATAACCTGCTAATCGAGGTAAAAGAAGTAAAAGCCGGAAAAATCGCCAATGAAGAGAAATCTTTTGACGAACAGCTAAAGGAAAAGATGATGTCTAGTTTTGACGACATGAAAGCCGGCAGGACTGTTAACTTTGAGGTAGGCGGGGACATTCGTCAGAAAGCTGCTGCAACTATGACCATCGGAACATCGGTAACCGGAGACGTTCCTAGGAAAGTAAAATTGCCAGACTTTTTCGCCCCTGCTGGCAACGGGCTTTGGGCTTCCGGATTAATTCAGGAAATCCCGACGACCGGCAACAGCGTATCAATTACCGAGCTCTACAATGAGCAGGGTGCTCCTGTATTTCACGACGAATCCCACTCAAGCGCACTTATGAGTTGGTCGTGGAGGGAGAAGAACTTCAAGGTAAAGGATGTTTCGGCATACGCCAAATTTAGCAAGAACATGCTGGACGACATCGACAACTTTATCATGCAGCTGCAAAACCTGCTGATGAATAGGGTTGCCATCAAGATGGATGCCGCAATGATTTCGGGAGACGAATCAACCCATCCGGAAGAATTTGATGGGCTTGCCACCATCGCCACGCCTTGGGCTGCTGGAGGCAAGAAAACCTACATGCCTAATGAAAAGGACGTTATCGAAGTTGCCATAGGGCTATCCCAGAGTAATAACGGCTATCCCAACGCCATCGTGATTAACCCTAGCGATTTGGTTAACTTAAAAATCGCCAAAGCAGGTAAAGACAATGCTATCCTGCAATACCCGGGGTTCGACGGAACAATCAGCGGGCTGAACACCATTGTCAGCAACCAGATTACCGCCGGCAAATTCCTAGTCCTTGATAGCAACAAGGCTAAGTTGCACGTTCGCACGCCCTACGAGATAACCATTTCTAACAGTGCTAATGACGGGGACTTCACAAAACGGCTAATCACCGTAAACATTACCAAACGCTGTACCCTTGTTATTAGCGCAAACGACTATGGTTCGGTGGTTTACGGAGATTTCACCACTGCTAAAACCGCTCTTACATTAACAACCTAAACTCCTGTCCTGTGCCCGATAAGCTCTCAGTCGCTCTTCCCATTTACCAGATGCAGCCCATAGCATGGCTTGCATTTGAAGGTCTTGCTAACCAAGTAGATGCGGGCGATTGGGAGCTTATTATTTTAGAGGAAGTAGAAGGCTCGTGCGGCGATGAGCTGGTAGAACTCTATAAGGATAGGCTGATGGTGGCAGGCTGCCGGCAGGTTAAATTCGTCAGGTATCACGAGCATGTAAGGCTGTTGCAGAAATGGATTAAGGCAGCCGAGGTCATGAGCGTTAACTCGCTAGGGATGCTGCTGCAAGCGGGAGATATGTATTCGCAAAAGGATAGGTTGAAGATAACAAGGCAATGCTTCGAGAATGGCTACGGCTGGGTACAGGAAAATAAAAGCATATTTATAAATTTAGATACGGGAAAACTGGCACTGCTGGATGTTTCTGGAGGTGAAATATTTAAAACGGGCGATGGCATGGCTATTTCTGCCGACATCATAAGAAAGGTAAAGGATAACGGGATAGTTAAAGGTGTTGACCATTACCTTTTTTCATACGTGGAAGCCGAGAATGCTAAGATTTATTCGTATATACCTGACGTTTTAACGCTTAACACTAATGGGTTTAACCACCTTTCAAAAAAAAGGGGTGGGTTCATCGAATTTAACAAACCCCCTTTTTACGGCACCAGCCTTAAACTAGAGGATTTGGTAAGTAATGAAGTAGCTGAAAGGCTTCGAAATTTGCAGGTTGAAGTACAAAACAGTGATATAGCCGAAAGGCTTCGAAATTTGCAGGTTGAAGTACAAAACAAGGACAACATGAAGATTAAAATGACTACAAACCGTAACGTGTATAAATCAGGGCAGATTTATGACGTTCCCGAGGAGGTGGGCGTGCTATTTGTCTTAGAGAATTCCGCCGAGCCGGTGAAGGTGAAGAAGAAGATGGTGGAAACCACCTATGAGAACAAGGAGTTGAAGCCTAAGCTACAGAACAAGTCAAAAAAGGCGTAACATGTACAGGCGGAAGGTGCTATCGGAAAACCTCAACGTCTTTGCCATGAGCGACATCAAAACCTTTTGCCGCTTAACGGATACAACTGAGGACGGCTTGTTAAGGCAGATGGTTGAGGCTTCTATAAAAGAGGTCGAAGCGCACACGAATAACTACATCACGCAAAAGATTGTAAAAATTACCACCACCGGCAGCATGGTGGAGCTGGTGGGTGAGGTAGATGAAATCGAAAGCGTTATGGTTGATGGGGTGGAAGTCCCCGAAGGTGGCTATTCGCTTACCGGATGCCTGCTAACTGTTGAATGCGACGACGATAGCGTGCTTACCATTACCTACTCAACTAAAAGGGTTGACAATGCTGCTGTTGACATGCTTATTTACCAGCTTGTTGCAAATAAATTTGGTCGGAATAGCGGGAATGATGTGCAACCTGACTGGTCCCTAGCATTAGAAATCGTTAGAATCCCTATTTTATGATAGGAAC